CATCACTCCAGAGATCGTCGAAGAAGGCAAGGTTGTCCAAAAAGAGGTGTCACAGTACCTCATCAAGGAGTATGGACGCTTTGTGCGACACCTGGTCGCATTCGCCAAGGTGGAATTCAATGGGATTCCAAAGAACACTGAAGCCAATCAGCTTGCAGTGTGGAGGTTCATGTACCGCGTTTGTGAGAAACGCGGGCTCAACGCACTTGACGCAAATCGGGCTCTGAGTTCCGCTTTGCCATTCGTGTTCCTCCCATCCCACTACGACCAGGACATGGCCATCACAATGAACTGCGAAAGCACAGTGCAAAGCCTGAAACGATATAAGGCTGCTTTCGCCCAGGCCAGCCCCCTTCACAAGCTCATCGAGAACCCCCTCTCAGGGGCTGCTTGGAAGGAGTGGGCCAACTCGATCCTCTATGGAGACCAGGAAACTGGTCTCCACTTTGCTAAATAGGGGTGTATCGAGAAGTGGCACGGCGTGCAGTGCAAACGCACTCGAGTCAGGACACGCCAACTCAGGTGCCACTTTAAAGATACTGACCACAAGGTTCGCCGCATTTACAGGGTAGCTGGTATGGGAGACCAGTACACCTTCGGATTGCACAACAACAGTGCTGTGAACCTAGAGCGTGGCCTCATGGAACGGGTATTTTGCGTCAAGAATCCAAAGAAAGTGCTGGATACTGACCCACAATTCATACCCACGCCACAGCCCCTCCCTGGGCACTTCAGGCGACTACACAAGTACCGCAAAACAATAGTAAGGTATGTTGGTGCGAGTGCTCCGATCTCTTACGAGAAGTTCCTGGCGTACTACTCTGGTCCTAAATTGGCCACGTATAGTGCGGCAGTTGATTCCCTCACCGAGAGAGCGGTGTGCCCTCGTGATGCATACCTGAAGACCTTTGTCAAAGCGGAGAAACTTAATCTCACCCTGAAGCCAGATCCATGTCCCCGAGTTATTCAACCTCGTGATCCACGATACAACGTTGAATTGGGCAGGTATCTGAAGCATATCGAACATCCCATTTACAAAGCCATCGACCACCTCTGGGGGTCGAAGACAATATTTAAAGGGATGTCAGTTGAGGCCATGGGAAACGAAATCCACAAGAAGATGCGCAAATACCCCCGCCCTTGCGCCATTGGATTCGACGCCTCTCGGTTTGATCAACATGTTTCTGTAGAAGCACTTAAGTACGAGCACTCAATCTATAAGAAGATACACGGGTACCCAGAACGCTTGAAGACCCTACTCAAGTGGCAGATCCACAACACTGGAACTGCCTATGCGAGCGATGGGTTTTTCAAATACAATGTGGACGGATGTAGGATGTCCGGTGATATGAATACATCACTGGGAAATTGCATTTTGGCAGCGCTAATCACGAAAGACTTGGTGGACAAACTCGGCATCGATGCAGAGCTAGTCAACAATGGTGACGACAATGTGCTCATCTGCCCGGTGGATGATGAGGACGTGGTACGAGAGCACTTGTACAGTCACTTCCTTGACTATGGCTTTGAAGTTGTCGCTGAACCCCCCAAGTACATAACTGAACAGGTCGAGTTCTGCCAGATGCAACCAGTTTTTGATGGGCATCAATACATCATGGTCCGAAACCCAACTGTGTCAATGAGCAAGGACAGCCACTCCATCACCCCCTTCTACACTGCCAATTCAATGCGCAAATGGATCCGCGCAGTAGGAGAGTGTGGGCTGAGCCTCACCGGTGGGATTCCGGTTAAGCAAGAGTACTACAAGTGCATGTACAGAAACGGCATGGATAAAGCAAAGATCCATAAATCGAAGGAATTTGCAAGCGGATTCTACAATCTCTCCAAACTTTCCAGTCGGAAGGAACAACCAGTCTGTGCAGCCGCGAGGTATTCGTTCTACCTCGCCTTCGGGTATACCCCCGATGAGCAAGTGGCCCTCGAATCTTACTTCGCGAGTCTCACACTGGATGCTACCTTCTCTGACTCGGGAACTCCGGCAAAGAGTTCCGCATGTCTACTCCTTCAGCTGCTACCCTCCCAACCGACGACCAGCTCCAACAAGCTCCCAAGGGCGATCGTCAGGCAACCAGAGCAGCTAGACTCAACGTGGGAGCAGGTGTCGCTCGAAGAGCTAACGATTCTGCTCAGAGCAGAGACGACACCGCCGCCGCTAACTTTGTCATAATCGCGGAACGCGTGGAAGTGACCAACAACTTTAATTTCTAAGCTGGCTACAGGCACCTGCCACTGTCCAGACAATCCTCTTGTCTGGCCTCTAGTAGTTCTCTGCCTCATCCTCCTTATAATTATCGTTGGCTCGGTCACCAGCACAGGGCCTGTCATTGTGCCGCCCTCCCATAACACCACGTATCACCACGAGAAGTACCAAAACATCGAGGTACAGAAATGAACCGCAATGGCAAAGCCGCTCCTACTGGAAACAGACGGGGACGTGGCAAGCAGACACAAAATAGGGCCAATCGATCTACTAGAGGTAGGTCCATCGAGCGCCCTCTCCCGCTTGCCTATGCTCAGTCTGTGGGCCCGCAGGCCCAAGGGACAATGGGCAGTAGATCCGCGCAAGGGGTTGATACCCAGCCGGAAATCATACTTCGAGTCACTGCCAGTACTTCTGACAAGTACGTCACTGTCCCGGTCATATCGGACCTCCTGTTCGACCCCGCCAAGAACGTTGGATATGGCGGACGAGCCCGATATTTGGCCGGTCTCGCTGCACTGCACTCTCAACACCAGTGGCGATCACTCTCCTTCCGATGGACACCATCGTGTGCTGTCGTTACTCCGGGAGTGGTCGTTCTGAAGTTCTTCCCCAACTATAAAGAGGGCTTGCCCTCTCAAATGGAAGATCTCATGGACATCAGTGCCTTGACCATCAGCCCCTACGAGGCACACACCTACCGGGTGCCTGGTAGAATCAACGGGCTGAAGAACAACTGCAGCGTCGCCCAGTTCATGGCGATGTCTGACGACGATAAGAGCGACTACAGCATCGGTAGGCTGGTAGTCGGATGCACGGCACAGACAACTGCACTCACCCTGGGCTATCTTCAGATTCTGCCCAACGTCCAGTTTTCTGGGCCGATGATCGCCTCAGTCGCCTCTGAGCCATCCACATGAAGTGGATATCCGACGGTCACATGCGCCTGCTAAATGCATGTAGCTCGGTACGCCCTGAAAGTGCCGTTCTAACATTGGGTAACCTGCGACTTAGTAGTAAGTTGTGGGCCTGGAGGAGTTTCCTGACCACCAGCCTTGCCAACTGGTGTTAGAGTCAGGACTCCAGGCACACCACTAGGTGAACCTCGCAGGAAAGGTTATGGGAAATACCACGAGAAATCGTGGGGGCGCCCCTCTAACCAACCACAGTCTCTCTGAGTAGATTGGGGTAGTGTCATGGACACTCCC